ATTAATTGTAGTTAATTCAGGGAATGAAGTTACTGATGTAGAACCAGAAACTTTGAATGCTCTTACACCCATCCAATCAGCATCAGCATGTAATCCTACTGTTACTTTTCTCCAAGCTTGAGAACCACTTGTAGCTGCAAAAGATGCAGATAAAGTCTCATTACCTAAGAAATCAGATGCAGATGCAGATGCTACAGTTGCAGTAACTGCAGCAGTAGTATCGTTGATTGTGTATCCAAATCTTCCAGCTCCGTACAAACCACCTTCAGTAGCTTGTGTAGAACCTAATTTATTTCCAGTTGGTGCTTGTGCATCTTTACCAAAAGCTCCACCGTTTCCAAATAATGAACCACTAACAGCTGGTCTACCTAAAGTTGTGTTAGTACCATATTTGAAGTCCATGTAGAAAATAAGACCTGAAGGTAAGTTCATTGGTTGAACTGAAACGAATTCTTTAGAAGCGATAGAACCGAAGATTCTTCTTACTAAAGGTAACGCAACACCAGCCCACTCTTCAGAACCTGAAGATGTACCTGTTCTTGTAGCCTCATCTAATAATTGTTTTGCTTGGTTTTCTAACATTACTGCCATACCATGCTTAGTTGTTTCAGAACCTGCGTTCTCTAACAAACCTGTTTTTTCCCACTTTGCTTTCAAACCTCTAGTTTGCTCAAGCATAATGCTTTGTGGGTTAGCGCCGTTCATTAATTTTTTTAAGTCCATTTTGGATTAATTTATTTTTTTGTTAATTACTTAATAATACCTGCTAATTTTTTGAATCTATCAGAGATTTGAGCTGATTCAGTAATTACTGATTTAGCTACTGCAGGTTTTGTAGATTTAACTACTTTACTTGCAATTCCTTCTTTCAATGATTTTTTAGCATTTTTGTTAATTGAAGTATATTTGAAGTTCTCTGCTAATGTAGAGAATACCAATTTAACCTCTCTAACTGATTTTGTTCTATCCAAAGTTTCAATCACTTTAACTTTTTGTTCGTTAGTCATGTTGTGTGCTCTGAATAATTTGTTTGCGAACAATAACTTAGCGTTCAATAAGTTCACTTCGTTGATAGTTCTTTGTAATGATTTGATAGTTTTGTAAGCTTCTTCGATTTCTTTGTCTTTTTCAGACTCTTCAGCTTCATCCATTTTCTCTTCATCACCTTTCATGTCAGCTTCCATTTCTCTTAAAATTTCTTCTAAGTCAACTTCATCTGATTCTTCTTCTTCATTAGTTACAACGACCTTAGGGTCTTCACCTTTATCAGTACCAGCTTCAGAACCATCTGCTAAATCTTCAGCCATTTGAGCTGCATCATCCGCAGGCATTTCTTCTTCTGAACCTTCTTCGTCGCCTAATTGAGCTTCTAATTCTCTGATGATTGCTTCTAAGTCCATGTCATCTTCAGATTCCTCTTCAGCGCCCATGTCCATTGAATCCATACCATCACCTTGCATAGATGCAAATGGGTCTTCTTCAGAATCCATTCCATCTTCTCCTTCTGCTGCTGCAAAGGGCATTTCTTCTTCCGAATCTTCTCCTTCTAATTCTGCTAATCTAGCTTTCAATTCTGCAATTTCTGCATCTTTGTCGCTTTCTTCCGAACCGAATGGATTTTCTTCTTCTTCGTTGATATCTGCTACTTTAGTGTAGTCAGTACCAGCGGCTTCTGGCTTACCTGCATCTTTCTTTACACCTACTGATAAATCAGTATCTGCATCCAAAGTTGGAGTAGCACCAGGAGTTTCGGCGTATCCAGCCTCAACTTTTGAACCGATTCCTGTTGAATCTAATTCTTCATCTACTTGCTCTTCATCACCTTCCATCTCAGCTTCAGCTCTTAACTTTTGAGTTAACATAGACTGTAGTCTTGGTGTAAAGGCTTCCTCAAGTGCAAGTTTTGCGTTAGCTAATGCAGTTTCTTTAACCGCTTTAGCATCTGCGATTGCTTCTTTCAATAATTTTGAATTTGCCATTTTGTTTAAATGAGTTTGTTCCTGTGAAGTTATTGTAATTGTGGAACTTCAATGATATTTTGTTGGTTGTTCGGTCACTCTACATAGAGGTAGGTATTCATTAACCAACGATTGTCTTAATAAAAAAAATCCTATATAAGATAGGATATTCCAAAATAAATATATAAATTTTTTAGAAAACTAAAGAAATTAATTGTTTTTATCAAAAAAATTTTGTAATTTCCCTTTTCTTATAGCTTTTTGTTTTGCAATTCGTTTAGTTATAGAAGGTTTTTCAAACTCTTTTCTATTCCTAAGTTGTTCAATTTGCTTTACGCTTTTTACTTTATTTTTGTAAGATTTTAATGCTCTTTCGATATTTCCATCTTTTACATCAATAATCAACATAACTTTTTATTGGTGATTTACTAATTTATATTTTGTTCTATACAATAAAGATACAACAGTATCAATATCATTTTGAATCCAACTATCTTGTAATTTTGGATTCTGTCTTAATTTTGCAACCATATTACAAAGTGTTTCAAAGTACTTAATAATATTTTTAATATCATTATTTTTATCTAATACACCAATACCGGATAATTGAATCAATCCTTCTTTGCCCTGATATGTTTCCACTAATCCATCAATTAAATCGCCTATGGAATCGTAATAACCTCCCAGTGCTAAATGTGCCGAATGAGAACCAATCCCCTTTACACCCAAATGAAATGAGTGAGCTTGTGTTCTACTTTGCAATAACAAAGATGCTAATTCTTCCATTTTTATTTTTTAATGTTTGTGATGCCCTCCACAACCACAATCGTGTTGTTTGTTACATCCGCAATCTGATTTACTTTCTCTTAATCCTAATCTTTGTCTCATAACATCTTCTGAAACATCTGCTATTTCAAAATATCTATTTAATACATGCCCCATATCTTCGTATAGTGCTTCTAATCTTTGTTCTTGTGCTTTTGCTTCTAATGCTTCTTTTTGAAATTTTTCGTGTAATCCGTTTAATTCTTTCATATTACGTTTAATAGTAACTCTATCAAACCAATCACCGCCTTCTCTTAAAGTATATTCTTGCGCCGCATCTGCAATACCACCTAATGTTTCTGCAATAGTTCTGATATCAGATTTTCTATTCATTTGTTCACCAAATTGGCCAAATGTAGAAATTATTTCCAAAAAGTGTTTTTTGATTTCGGTAGGAAGTTGTTGTAATTTATCTTCCTCATTCAATAAATCTTTTAACTTTATCATATACTATTTTTTTAAAATATCGTTTTTCTTAATTTTTTGGATAGCCTGCATTAATTGAGATTTATCTAATCCAAGTGCATCAATTACTTTTGCTATTACCAATTGTTCTTTTTTCTTCGATAAATTATATCCTCTTATTTGCATTACTAATTTATCTAAAAATCTTTCAACTTGTGCTGGTAATGTTGCATCCATATCTTCAATAGATTCTTTTACTGCAACATTTCTTTTTGGTAGTAAGTTTATTAACTTTGCCATATTAATTTAATTCAATTATAATTTCTCGCATCAAATCTTGTGAGCGACACCATTTACCACATTCCTCTGCAACTTTTGCCCATTGCTTTGATTCGTTCATTGGTGCCATAAATGCTCCATGCGTAGAAGGATTTGATACAAAATCCCATCCAACCAATTCAAAGTCCTCCTGAACCATTACAGTCCCGTCTGATAACTCTTTAACCGAACCTAATCCTCTCGATGAAATTCCTAAACGAATATTGTTTTTTAATAGTTCTCTAAGAATATTTCCCGATGGTGTTGATAATATTTCCACCACACCACACACATCATCGCCTTCCCAATAGATTTCTCTGATGTTATGTGATACGTTTTTTAAATTAATAACAGGAGAATCCGGATGGTCTAATTCACCCAATGCTCTTCTTTCTTTAATAAGTTGTTCGTATTTCTTACACTCCCTTTCTAAGATTTCTTTAGGATATCTTCTATGATTTTGATTTGGAGCACCTGCTCTTTGTAGGATTCCCTTAACTAAATAAGTTCCGTTATCCTGCTCAACGAGTTTTGCTTCAAACAAATGGGTCTCTATTAATAATCCTTTATTCATTTATTTTATATCTTTTTTTACCTTCTCTGCTGCTTTTCCGGTTAATCCTTTATCTTCCCACGCTTTTATTAACGCAGTTTTTAAATAATTTTTTAATTCGGTTTCATCTAACTCACCATTTGTACTATCACTCATTTTTGTAATTTGAGTTTGTACATACCCCATTTTCACTATTCTATCCGCAACTCCGTTATTTATCCCATCGTTGCTATCTAATAATTTAGCTATATCGTTCATAGCTTGTTTATTATTAGATATTGATTCTAATATTTTGGCAACGGCTTTTTTATAGTTTTCGTTACCATTTATATAGTTTCCTACTTTCTTAGCCAATTCATAAATAAAGTAGATAACTATTTTACCCAATATAGCTAATGTTATAGTTGCAAGTATTCCTTCAACTACACCTTCGTTAACTACTTTTTTTTTTGAGCCCCTTCATTTTTGGCTCTCAATTTAGCTAAATCAGAACCTTCAATCTCACCATCACCATCTACATCAATTTTCTTTTGACCCGCAGTTAATTCAGCCTCATTATATCCTCTCAATTTTCCTTCCGATTTTGCTTTGTAAGCGGTATCTACGGCGTTGAAGAATTTCTTCTTTTCATCATCACCCATTGAGTTGATATCCTTACCAGTCTTATCTAACATATGTTTAAATAATTGTTGGTAATCATTTTCTTCCTTTACTACTTGTCTAACAAGCTCTTTTAATTGAGATATTTTCATTATTCTGAAATTTGTCTTATTTTTTGGTCTAATTTTAGTAATCGTTCCTTTATACTATAAATATGACTATTTGTTCTTTTCCAATAACTTTTATTATCTACCCCACTTTCGTTCTTAATTTTACCATACCAATTAAGAAATCTTTCCATTTCTGCTAATTGTTTATTGATATTAGAGATACCTTTACCAATCTTAGATTGTGCAGTAGATTCATCTCTTTTTAATTCTAACCAGCGGTTTTCTTTAACTACACTATACCCCGTTAAATCGGCTTGTCTTTTACCTTTTGTTTTTTCATCTTCAGGTTTACCAAATGCAAACGGAGAATTATATTCACCTGCGGCATCAGAACCAGTCATTTCATCAACTTTTAATTCGGCATCTTTATACATACCACTAACCTTAGCATCTAATTCTGCTGCTAATTTTTTCTTTTGTGCCGTTAAAGTTTTTAATTGTTGTATGTGTTGTTTTTCTGATGGAGTTCCTTTAGATTGTTTATATGCTTCCAAATGCTTTTCCATAGAGTCAATCACCTTTGCATAATCGGTTTGAATGGCTCTAACTGAACGTAATTCAGCCAATACCATTTCTTTTATTTTATCAGGCAATCCTTTATGTGATGTTGATGCAAAATCTTTAGCATCTTTATCACTCATTGAGTCTGCTGCTTTTGAAACTTCTGGAGATGGGCTTTCCATATCACCTTTTTGAGCTGCGTGAACCATACCCATAAATCTCTGTTGTGCTTTTGATACTGCTGGCATTGGATAAAATTTAAGCTAATACATAAACAGAACCACCATTGGTTACTGATATACTTCTAACATGACAAGGAAATACATGTCCTCCTGCTAAATTTTCTAATTTAATAGTTGGGTGGACAGTACTACCTGTTCCAAATCCTTCTAATGTAATTGAACCAGATACACCACTTACTGGTAATACTCCCCAAGCTCTATCTACTAAATCGGTTGAACCTGAAGTTACCAATTTTGCATTAAATGTTCTATAATTTACCATCTTTATTTATTTAAACTATCTTTTAATTCTTTTAATAATTCGTAACTCATCATTAATGCGGATAAATGGGATTCTCTTAATGTCGATGTTTTTTATAATATGTTTTTCCATTCACCGTTATTTATACAGATAACACCACCGAATAATAGTGCTGGAACACTTGCCTCTCGATATTTTAATTATAATGTATATGCCATGGAATATAATGATTCGAAATTCCAAATGATAATGGATTCAAAGACGAAAGTTACATCGGCATATAAAGCTTGGACCAATACTTTATCGAATTATACCACTATGGATATGGATGAAAATAGTCAGGTGATTACCACTAAAAATCAGACACAAATTATTTATGATGAAGAATTAGGACATTATAAAGTGGTTATTGAATTTATAGACCCAATACAAATTGTTCCGATAACTGATAAAAAAGGTTCTTTTA